TTGAATGTTGTTTTAAATTATATTTAAAGAAGGACTTTTCTGTATCATTTTCAATAAGGTAAGTATCTTGTTTTCCTATAGCATTTAAAGATATTATTGCTCCTGTATTCGGACCTGATACTGCGTCGCACATACTATTACATACGTATATATTTTTTAAATATCTTCTTCATAAAAAATTGGTATAGGTCTATCCTTATCATAATTTTTTTTAACGTATTTACACAATTTTTGAAACCAACTATTGATATCTTTTTCAGATAAAGAAGGTACTTTGTTAAAATACTTAAACTGTCCACATTCGCGTCTGCGGAATTGTTCACACGTGATTTTTTCATTTTCGTGTTTAAAACAACTATAACAGAGTTTTTGAGCTTTTAGTTTATAAACTTTGTAAAAAATTACATTATTGTAACAAAATAACGGTGATATATTTTTTTTATAAAATCTAACTAAATCTCTTACCTGCCAATTATTACTTTTTACATAAGGTTGAAGTGGATTATCACATATATAACATCTACCTTTACATTTAATATTAATATACATAAAAGAAAAACAATTTATTCTTTTATGTACTATAATAAAGTTAGACAACCGGATGGAACTACTGTTATAGGTATAAATTATGAAGAAGAAAGACCAAGTGTGTTGGAAGTTTTACCCACTATCGGAAGTCAACAACAACCGCAACCTGAATACCAAATATTCAAATTGGATATTGTATATTGGCTGAATTTATTTATTGTTATAATCAGTATATATTATACACTTATATATGATAATATCATATCTATAGTTAACTGTTTAGCGTGTATATTACCATTACATAGCACACAAAATAATAATATTTACGGCATTATTGTGTACACAGTATATATTATATTTACCATGTTATTAACAACATTTTTGGGTATATATGAATATATATGGTATTATTTTACATGTAATGTTATAATTGTGTGTATTTTTTTAACCTCAGTTGCAAAATATGTAATACATATCAGGAATCAAAACCAAACGATAAATCAACATGTTGTATGAAAAAAATGACTTAGATATTGCCAGAGGTCTATACAAAAACCAACCGGAAAAATGTGAACAATTTGTGAGAAGTATTCATAAGCTTAGAGAATCTCATAAAAAGTACAATGATAAACGAGAGAAAAGTAAAATAATTTTTTTAGATATTGTTCCAGATAAACACATAGTAAATAGACATAAGAATATTACATGCCAGGCTATAACAATGAGTGGTAAACGATGTTCTTTTAAATCAACGTGTGGAATATATTGTAAAAAACATAATAATATTCATAAAAAATAAATATATTGTTATAATAATAATGTTAGATCAGGAAACACTCAGACCCGTTATAATATCAATGGCACTTTACCTCGCTATATCACAAATTATTCCAGAAATTCTTAAAAAACCAACAAATATAGGACCCGTTGATGAAATTGTTGCCATGTTAATCGCTCAAAAGGGGTCACTCACTTCCGGAGCTATTCTCACTGGACTCATTATCTTCATGACTAATTACATTAACGATGAATTCTTGTAAAACATTGTTTTTACACGTAAGCATTCGGGTTTTCGTATGATCCATATATCTTATTTTTTTATTGTAAGCATCTACCATGAATTCCATGAGTTGGTCTACACTGGGTTTTCCCCACTGCATACCTTCTTTGTATAAAAAATCATCCCTCGGTATTTCTTGTAAATCACATTTAATAGTATAAGGTGTTTTTATATATTCTTTTGCCCCGCCATAATCTGTTATTATTACCGGCTTGTCTCTTATAGCAGATTCTACTGCACCCATACCAACACCTTCTGATGAAGAGAAGCTTACATAACAATCTGATTTACTATGTATATCTTCCATAACTTCGTCAGATACCAGGTCGTTTATAACAGTTACGTTTGGTAAGTTTATATTAACGGGTTGTTTACATGTAGCTTTAACAATTAATCTAGAGTCTGGTTTATTTAATCGTAAAAAACACTCTAATATTTTATTAAAATTTTTACGAGGATCATGTACATTACCTATATGGTAAAATGTATACGGTCTTTTATCAGGTATATGTGCGTGTATTACAAAAAAATGTTTATCTGGAAATTGTCTTTTAAAAATTGTTTTACAATATTCACTCGGCACTGCAATTTTATCAAATAAATCAAAAAGATTACCGTAATCTTCGTGTACTGTTTCTGTTTCGCATACCGTCATACACGTCACATGTTTTACTTTTCTTTTAATTTCTGGTATTTTGTCTAACCAATACTTTACGGGAAGTGCGAATATAAATGCATATTCAGACTCTGGTATTTCATCGTGTATTTCTAAATATTTAGTATATTCATCAACGGGAAAAAGGTCCATGTATTTTTTACAGTGTTGACCTATTCCACTCAGGAGAGTTGGACCTATGAATAACATTTAGTATAAAGATAATATTTCTTTTATATATATTACGCGATGGACTCTGTCAGAGAAAAAATTGAACATGCTATGCAACGACCAAAAATTCACAAAACTGAAATATATGGTATAATTAAAGAAATTGCCGACATTATTAAGGCACCAGCTCCAGCTCCAGCTCCAGCTCCAGCTCCAGCTCCAGCTCCAGCTCCAGCTCCAGCTCCAGCACCAGCACCAGCACCAGCACCAGCTCCAGCACCAGCTCCAGCTCCAGCACCATCTCCAGCTAAAAAAGCTGCTACACCAAAGAAAACACCAGCTAAAAAAGCAGCCGCTACTCCAAAGAAAACACCAGCTAAAAAGTCGGCTGCATCTGCATAGGCACCGGTTGTGAAACCTTTCGATTTAGTAAGTAATAACCACCCCCCATAAACATTAAAAATATAAAAAGGTACATTAATGGAATTTTCTTTCTTTTTTCTTTTTCCATTTTTTCAATATCATTCTTATCTGGAAGTTTTTCGACATTTATGTTGAGTTCATCTATCTTACCGATAAGTTTATGCAAAGCCTCGAGAATCTGAACTTCTCTATTTATAGGTTTTTCTTTTACATCTACAGTTGTTATTTCAAGAACCATATACCACTCTGCATCAGGTTGTAAAGTAACGTAATCAGTGTCTTCCTGATACTCGTATAATTCAAAATTTAGTTTCTGTATAGATATGGGATTAAATAAGTTTGTTTGTCTTTGAAACCCTTTCCATTGTTTATCCCTAATGATAGTATGCGAACCATGATTGAAATGTCTTTCTAATGGTACTCTGGCTAAAATCTGTCCATGTCTTTCATCGAGTATTTGTGCTCTTTTTGGTATATCTTCACATATAATATCAACGTATTTTGCAACGCTACTTACATGTGAATCAGAGTTCGGATTAGATTGACCAATCTGTGTGATATAAAAATCAACTGGTTTCAGTCCACATACCTGTGACATTTCTTCTAAATGTAAATTTGATTCAAGTGTTAGATCTATAGAAAATGTATTATTTGAACCATTTACATATTTTGAATCTATTATAATGTATTGTACTTTTTTGGGTAAGTCCTGGAGTGAAACCATCTTGTATTTACAATATAAAAAAATAAACATAAATAATAGCATGTTTTCGTTTTACTCTAGTATATCTCGCTTATTGGGTTCAAATACACAAACACTAAAATCAACAGAGTCTCATGTATCATTACATCCTAATATGATGTTATCATCGGAATTTTCGAGTAATAAAATTATATCAAAAAACGACAGTGGCGAAACTATTATTTTAGAATATTTAAAGCATGACAAAACATTCGATAAATATAGTCCTAAGTTTTTTAAATATAAATAAAGATTTAATAAACTTAATATACAAATGAAATGGACGACTATATCGCCTTACACACATACGACTATAAACTCTCTTTTTGTCAAGCGACAAACGAACTCCCGGGTGACATGCAAAGACTTGTATGGGAAAAACTTAATACGTACGAATCATGTGATCTCGTGTGTCCAGGAGCCCCTCAACGAGCCTCCAGAAATACACGATTCTCAAAAGAGAGAATCGAAACTCTGGTTAACCGATGGAGAGAAAAATGGGGCGAACCTACTCCGTGAAAGTATGAATACACTTGCACGTGAACAAATGTGTTTTAATGATTACGAGCGTGGTGAATATGATTCATATTCACTCGTACTTTATAAACTACTTCTCGATGACCTTAAACACCAAAGACGCGAATTACAATATTCTAATATTTTCGGTGATAAATGGCGAAAAACACCTACTAATAAAAGTAATTTATTAAATATTCATAGACGTATATATGAAGTTGAGAAGAGCTGTAAAGATTTTATAAAAAAGGAACGCGCATTTAAGAAAAAGTATTTTCAAGATGAAAATTACATTATTAAAGGTATAGATGTAGAGTAAATAAATTGTAATATGTTAAATATAATAAATCCTGCACAAAAAACACTTAGAATATCGTGTCCAACTAAAAGAAAAGAGGGTATATCTGAGTACGAACATATTAAGACGAAGATTAAAAAATCAACACTGAAATATGGTGTAGCTATTTCGACGTATAACTTCATTTTTCATACACCAGTCGATGGTATATCTGCTATTATGGGTACTGTAGCTTCTTGTATATATGTAGATTCACTGTCTACGTATGTAGATAATATTGAAAGAATACCCGGTTTGAATAAAAGATTATTGTTACCGACATGCTTGGCATTAGCTGAATCAATGTGGAATTCTAATGATTTACCGTTTGATTTTAATATGGGTGCAACTTTATTTGGATTTTTGGCGTATAAAATGGCTTTTTATCAAATTGTAGCTGAAGAGTTATTAATGAACGACGATGACCTAAGTGGGATCGACGAAATATAAAAAATTAAATAAAAAAACAAAAATGTCTTTATTCTTTAATCTTTTAAAAACACACACTGAAATTGTTCAACTCAAAGATATGAACGAAGTCATGTCTAATGCCTTGGGTTTATTCGAACCTATCGACGTTGAAGTTTTTGCTCTTAAACCCAAAGAAGGTTTTCCGACTGAACTTGGTAATAATACGTATCTCGGTTATGTTTGTTTGAGTAAAGTTTGTGATAGAGAGGATATTCGAATGATTCAATTTTATCACGAAAATAAGGGGTGTGAAGAAATTACATTACCTTTTTTAAATATGCTTGTGGATAATTTATCTCCTAAAGATGGAACAATGATAAATCACAAGGAAATGATAATTGTACCTTATGTTATCAGATCAGAAAGACGTATGTGGACTAAATATATGAAGAGATATTTTGAAGATATCGAATCCGGTGAAAAGTTTTTCTTAAAAAACAAAATACCGGTAAATGTTGATTGGGAATGTCTTTTACAAACGTTACCAAAAACAAAAATGGAAATTTAATCATACTTAAAAAATATAGACCTTTTAATGATATAACATGTCTAACAATCTTACACACGAACTTTTAAAAAACTGTACCTCGCTCGTAAAACTTTCTCACCTTAATGATTTATGTAGTAATTTGAACAATAAAAGCTGTAATGTCTATGGTTTGCGTGCAGAATTTGGATACCCCGAACACCTCATTCCTTCCAATAATAAAAATTATATCGCTTACATGGGAGTTTCAAAGAAAAAAATTGAAACAAGTTATGGACAGGCACATTTTACAACGTTTTCTTATGAACCTAAAATAAATGTTTGTGAATCTCCTGTCGGTGTTTTAGAGCACATGTATGATATTTACGTAGAAGAAATCATGGAAACTCTTTATAGAAATAAGTATAGAGAAGGTGAAAATTATTCGATTGAACTTTTTCCTTCTAAAATCGAATACAAAGACATTGGGTATTGGAGATGGTTATTTCAAGAAGATTGGGGTATTTATGATAAAATTTCAATGGAGGACTTTATTGATGATTATGAAATTAAGAGCCATGTAAATTGGGATAATCTTTACGATATTCTTCCTAATAATATAGACGATGTAAACCGTACAAATGAATACTCAAGTGATGAAGAAAGTGAAATGTTGTCTGAATCTGAAACTGAAATCGAGGAAGGTGAAATTGTAAGTGAATCGGAGTCCTAAGTTGAAATATAAAAATATAAAAACATAAAAAAATAAATGCGACCAAATTGTTGCTACCAACCCTGTTATTGTAGAGCTGGTAAGAACGGATTCTGTTTAAAACACAACGAAATTGCTGAAGTAATTGAAGCCTTACTTTTATTAAAAAATGAAGGAAACAACAAAGGAAAAGTATCCGGAACTGTACAAAATAAATAAGCACATGGTGAGTGTTTATAAAGAAAGAGATTATTGGAAAGAAAAGTACATATTTCTGAAAGATGAATTTGATATTTATAAGATTGAAAAAATAGAAGAAAATTCAAAAAAAATAATTAAAAAAAATATAAGTTTTACGAAACGAAAAAATGTAACACAGTCGGTCAGAAATTATGCTATTGCCGCTAGATCCGAAGAACTGGGTATTAAAAACGTTTTTACTTATAAAAAACTCTTATATCTCGATCCGTGCGTGTCAAACGAGACTGAATTTTACAGGTCATATCTAGAAGAATTCCATTTAAAAAATAGAAAGTTTTAATATATACTATGACAACTACTACTCTACAAAAAATCATGAGCTTAGTTGATAATCACTCAGACGAAATACCTGAAGGTGATTATTTAGAAATTTGTAATACACTCCGTGATATTTCTAGAAATACTCGACGTGTTCGTACTTTACCAGTTAGATTAAGAGAAAACCCATTAGATACGATAGTTACTAAGTGTATGGGTTTCGTCCGCGAACGAAGGAGAATAAAGCGAGCCTTAAAAACGTGTAAAAAAAGATACCGTGTAACTAAAACTATTAAAAGCGAAGCACTCGAGGCATATTGTAACGCTTTAGACCTACCCCTTTGTGAAACTGTAGAAGAATTACAAGAACTTGGATACGCGAGTAATTCACACGATTTTTTTTTAGAATATTTAAGTTTTTCGAATGAATATAGACAGTGTCAAAGAGAAGCATATATACGTAATCTTGATTCCATTGAAAATGAAATGGAAATTGTAACTTCATTTATGCGTGTAAATCAGGGTATTATAGATACTTTTTATGAAATAAATCTAGACGTGAGTAACCTAAGTTAATTTTAATTTATTTTTTTTTAAAGAATATAAAAATGGAAGATCTTACTAATTTAATGCGTTTGATTGATTTAAATTCGACTAATATATCTGAAGGTCATTACCTTGAGATGTGTAATTCGATAAAAAAAATCCATGATATTATTTCACCCTCAAATTCAAGTTATGATTCGGAATCTGAAGATGATGATACTAATACTTTTATGTTGAGAGAAGTGATGAGTGATAGTACACTCAATTTCCCACCTGTTCCATTTGTACCTATACGAACAGAAAGGGGGAATAGATATAGATATTACGAACATGAATTACAGGATGCAGATGCAGATGCACCTTCAAATCAAATAAATGATGAAAACGATGATTTTCTCCTAGCAACACCTGACGAGGAAAATGAACTCCGTGATTTTGCTCTTGATAGAGCACATGGTTGGGAAAACGATCGAGAGGCGTTTGAAAATGATATGAGAATTCTTGAACAGGCGCAGAGAGAACACGATGAAAACGAATTACAAAAAATTAGACAACAAATTAGAGATACGGAGAAACTTATTACTAAAACAAAACCGAGACAAAGAATAACTGAAACTGTTCGAAAAGCTGCTATAAAAGAACGCGCGAACGAGATTGGTATTCGGTTAAGAAGATATACTTTGGGATGTTTATTGGATGCAGGACACGACGTTGGTAACGCACGAGCTTTTTTCAAAAATTATTTGAATGATTATAACGAGGATATTGAATATAAACTGAAAGAATTGAATGATACCTTAGAAGATCTTATCGATAAAGGGCAGACTCTTCTAAGAAACATGAGTATTAATATGGAAATAGACTAATTTTAATTAAAATATCATTTTACACCATTTTTCGTTAATATTACCGAATGGCGAATACTCAAAAAGTAAATGTATGAGTGCGCCTGATATTATAAGTACACCCGTTCCCTTGTATACATATTTCGTAAGACCCATAACTAAAACCTGTAACATGACACCAATGAGGAGTGCCTCTAATAATACTGAAGTAACAGCCCGCATTTTTTTATAATAGTATAATATAAAAAAAATGGATGGTCAAGATTATGGTATTATATTAGCACTCCTAGGTATGATTGGTGCATTTGTATACTTTATAACCAGTCGCAAATCAGGGTACGTAATAGAAGAAAAATATTAATTAAATTTTAACATAAATAATATCTCATGGTATATAAAATGATAACTGATAGAAAGTTACTCATCATTTTATGTATTACTGTAGTTGTCTTGATGATCTCAAAATACATAACATCAGAAGGGTATGCATTGAAAACCAACGAAATAAAATTCGGTTGGAGAAACAAAACTACCGACGGTGTTACTAAATGGGTTATTAAGTTAACGGGTGGTAATAGTGATGGTAACCTTACCGTCTTAGAAACTAAGGAAATAAAAAAAGAAGATGAGCCTGAATATTTCAAACCTTTTAAGAATAATGAAATTATATTTGACGGTAGAGATTTTGATTTGAGTACGGTAAAACAGGGTTTGAAAGTTGATGTTTATTATAACGAGGAATCAGAACCACTTATTACAAAAGCGTTATATTTACAAAAAAACATGTTTAGTATTACCCTAGAACGTATTACAAAACTAACAGAAACTGTTTTCTCGTTTAATCAATCAGATCACGATTTTCAGAACGGGTTTTATACTATAAAATCCAAAACGGGTACTAAAAAATTCATAATAAATGACCGAGATGAATTTGAGTTTTCCGATAAAACGTATGATGATAAAGAATGTTACGATATATTTTATTTACAAAAACTTCAAAGCTGGAGTAACGAGTTTTATTTAAGAAGTGCGAATAACAATAAATGGACAAAAACATTTAAAACATATGGAGGTTCTATTCCATATAACTATGGTAAACAAAAAATAGAATATTCTGGTGGAACAAAACATTATTATACAAATCGTAAATTTTATAGAGACGTCTTTTACTCGAATGATGGTACTGGATTCAATAAAAAAGATAAGTTTGAAGCTATAAATACAGAGGATGGTTCTTGGCGAGATAATGCTCGTGTATATAAAATGGATGAAAATTATTTGTATAGAATGGAATCTGGAACACCAATAAAAATATCCGACGATGAAATTGTATTAACAAAAGTTACTAATACGTGTACTGTAACTCAAAAGGGGAAAGGGGAAAGTACCGAGTTTCAAAAAACTGTAGCGTGGTGGCAACATCCAAACGCTACTGATAAAACTAAATTTGAAAAGGTAATTAACGGGGGGGAACTGGGTGATTTACCAGATTGGGGAACTGGGTGTAGACATAAAGGTAATTACGATAGAAAGGGGGTATCGAGTGGTTGTGAAGGTAAATTTAGCACGGCTGATTTATATTCAAGTCCACCATTCAGAGATTTAATCAAAGAATATCGCATGAAAGAATCTTGTTCAAACCTAAACGATGGTTATACTCCTAATGATAATTGTAACTGGGATATAGATTACGACGACGATAGTAATCCAAAATTTAAATATATAAAACCACAAGGTGATGTATGTCCTAGAGATAATAAAATTGAAGCATTAAAAAAAGCAATAGATGAACAATGTGAAAAAATAACAGAAAAGGGACTTTGTTTAGCAGAGAAAAAAAATGATGATACGTCGTCTAAAATTACAAGTATACAAAATGATTTTGATACTAAAAAGGCAGCGGCAAAAATTTCAACCCACTATCCTACGTCTGTCCTTTTCAATTATGATACTCTCTCGACCGACCAAAAATGGATAAGGGACCATTTACCAGACTTTAGTAAAAATTTTGATGAATCAATCTGTAACTGGCGAGGATCTGCTACGGAACCTGTAGCTGAGATTGATCCAAGGGCAGGTACGATTGGAGATGAAATATGTGAAGCAAAAACACGAGAAGAATTAGAAGCAGGTATACATGGGAACCAAGCAAATCGATATAAAGATTCGGCTTGGCAATCTATGCGTGATACCTTTACCGATGGATATGAAAAAATTAAAGAAAAATGTTCGGAAACTTCTGTTGGTAATTGTCAACGCCCTTATTACGGTCCTAATACATCACAATTTGGTACGGATTTTGCAAATCTTTATAAAAACGGTAATTCCAGTATACACCAATTTGCGTGTAAAAAAAGTACATACGGTTGGGATCTCGATGGTACACGCTACGATGTCAAACAAAGGAAAGATGAAGAAGATAGGATAAAAAGGGAACAAGAGGCTGTGGAAGCCGCGGAAAATCGGGCAAGAGAGATTTCCGAAGAATCAAAATCTTTTGTTGACAAGACTATTAAACCCATACCTGGAAAGAATCAAATGGTGAGTACATTCTTTATCGACCGTGACAGTGATGATATTTCTCCATTTTATGCACGGGTGACTAACATTGATTTGGGTACTATGCGTACTAGTGGAAAATATCTTGATGCCAATGATAAATATATTATAGTAAATGATGAAGCCTATGAAATGGACCAAGAGTCGGCAGTTTACGTTTACGATAGAAACGGTAATACTCTTGTACAAAAAATAGTACCACCAAGTGATAAAAAAATTGAAACGTTTCCCGGATCGTCATCTATAAGTGATAAAAATGATTTATTTATAGAAGCACTTAAAACAAATGATGTAGACGGTGGGGATATACAACACTGTCGGTACGCCAAATCCAGTGATAAGATTAAAGTTATCTTATATTATAAATTAAAAGATGGAAAATTCGTGTATAATTCTATGATACAATTTAAAGACACGGATAATGAATATGCGTGTGTAGAAGTCCATGATAGTTTAAGTAACACCTTGATATCGGGACATTATACGGAGAATCGTAATACTATAAAATATTTAATCGATTCAGTTTACTATACCGTGAAATCAGGTAATGAAAAGACTATTTACGATAATTTAACTGGATATGCAAATAATATAGCAAAAAGAAAACTTCAAGATTCGACTATAATCATAATGACAGATAAAGACGATGGGAAATGGAAATTTCATTCCGAAATTACAAAAAAACATCACGAGACAATTCTTCACGATAAAATTAGATTTGGTAGTTATATAGTGGGTAACAAATCAACCACAAAAGATGGTATAAGAATAGCAACAATAGAGATTGATTCGAAGAAAACTTCACAATTTGGTTATATTTACATATATAATATTGATGGTGTTGAAAAAGCGAAGCTTAATGTACCATTTAAAAAAAATGATCCCACTGCTATATCCATGTCCATGTACGATAAAACTTTAGTAGTTTCATCTCCTCCTCGAGCGAGTACAAGTAAACTGGGTGAAGTTTACGTCTATAAAAATACGGGTAATGATAATTGGGTATTGAAACAAACTTTACCGAATTCAGGTGATGGTTTTGTATTAAGCGATTATTATGGGTTTTCTGTTGATGTTAATAACTCATATTTAGCTGTGGGTGTACCTGGATCCGATGTAACTGTTAGTTTTAAAGAAAACGAATCACAAAAATTAAATCGACAGGGAAAAGTTATTTTATACAAATTAAATGGGGATAAGTATGAGTATAACAAAACACTTCTACGAAAAACACATTACCTTCCAAATAATAGTACTGTGAAAGATCTCAGTTTTGGAAATAATGTATTAATTAAAAAACAAATAAATAAAACTGAACCTATTGTATTATCTGGTAGCGGACCTGCGCTCTTATCCAACCAAACCAGTAGTGGGGCTTGGAACGAAGAATATGAAGGCGGTGCTGGATATATATACGGTTTTGATTTATCAGGCTAATATTAACTATATTTAAATCTCGTAATATATAAAATGATTAATGGTAATAATCTAATTATCATTTTATGTATTATATTAATTGTATTAATTTACCTTTATTATAAAAAACATGAAAATTATACTATAGACTCTATAGACTTTTCATGGCGTAACGGTAAGGTTGACGGTGTTACTAAATGGATACTTGTTGGTGAATTTCCAAGTTTAGAAGACGGTGGTAAACGAACAATCACAAAAGAGTATACGGATCCATCTTTATTAAAGAATTATACTGATGTATCTGTAAATTTTTTAAAAGATACGTTATTTGATTATAAGATTTCAAGTGGAAACGTAAAATTAACATTATATTACAACACGAAAGGAGTTAATAATGAAGTTGGGTACAAAGAGTTTACGGTAAATAAAGATGAAATTTCTTTAAAAAAGTCTCAAATTACAAAGGTCGAAGGACCTGAAATACAATGGCCTCCCAAAGGGGCTGATAACTTACCCGATGAAGGATGGTATCAGATAAAAGGTGGTTTTTTCAGGAGTGATTACCCTCAACGCGTGACTGAAGATTACTATTATTATGTTGATGAAGATAATAAAGTAAAAACGGCGAGTAAAGATTGGTATTCCACTAACTATATTCCGGGTATAAGTATTAGTTGTTCGACTTTATTTTATTTAAGTTATATAAATACATCAGAAGACCGTGGTAAAACTGGTAATTTTCAGTTACAAACGGTCATGGGTCAAACAATTGATAGTGATGCACTAAAATGGTGTATTATTGGCGAAGACAAAACTATAACGTGTTCGTCCGTGTCAAAACCAGACAAGGCTTCTTTTAGATTATATACAGAGAAGAGAGGGACAGCGCCAAGATTCTGGTTTTCAATTAAACAACCTGATTTAAACATAATTGGTAAAAATCCAACTGATGAAAATGAAGAATATTGTAAAGTTGGTAATGAGTCGAACGTTATGCATTATTGCAGAAACGATGCGGAATCATTTTTTGACAGAAGAAGTAAGTATCATAATACTAGCAGTGATATTACATGCGATGACGAAGATTACCCAATTAAGGAGTATAATACAGTTATAGATTCTACACAAGGTAATAAAGGTAAACCTGTGTGTAATGTTTCTGAAACTAAGGATATTATTGAAGGCGTACGTTTTGTGAAATTTGATATAAATAATATTGATACGACTATAACCATGGATAAAATATACGAAGCACAAGATTTATTAGGTTTACCAAGATCTTATGATATTAGAAAAGTAACAGAAGCGGTTACTAACAAAATGACAGGTGCAAAAACTGGTGATGAGAAGACTAAAATTGAAAATGCTAAAAAAATTTTACTCTCTATAACCGGATTTATGAATGGTTCGTGTGATCCGAAAGCGTATAATACTAAAATTAAAGAAAAAGCAGCAACTGATAAAACTGAAGCTGATTACCTTGCTAAATACGGAAAAATTATTGAAGGTAGGGATTTACCTATGGGTATAGAACAAGCACCTACATTTTACATACACGTACCACCTACTATAAAAGAAACAACTTTTGAATATAGAAATCAAGGTTCGAAATCTAAGATTATTGCCGACGAAAATAAACTAAAAATCGTAAATAATGCGGCGGGAACAAAAGCTGGTATATCTGGTAGTATTAATTTTCCACTTAAACTTGTTAATGAAGGTAAGGATCGTTCCATGGTTTTAGTTTTTTCAACTACACCCAGTGTAGAAATGGAAACATTATTGACTGGTCGTTTTGGAAACCTTTTTTATCCATCTTCCATAGAGAATAAAAAAGTAAAAGATTTTTCCGTATTAGAAGGTACTATAGGAATAGTGGATGGTAAACTAATAATTAGTGGAAAAAACACGGGACTTGTTGTCTCGAAAAGTGAATGGCACATTTTGATAATTACACAAAAAGTAATTATTGGAGAACAAAAGTCTTATGGCACTGATGATGGCACTGGTGATATTGATCGCGATAGAACTCGAGAATTTATTAGAGAAACTTCGTACATTGCTAGTATAGGTGGTAAAAGAAATACTTATGTTCGGTATCCGGAATATACAACTAAAGTTAAACTTATAAGTGATAAGACTGTTTCAAACGGTAGTCCTTTATTTGAAGAACAGGAAACGCAACTTATTGATGATACTCTAAATAAAGAAGATGATACACAACCTACAATTTTTTATCCCGGTATACCAGAAAAAATTACTACAATTCAACCATGTAAAGGTGGGCTTATTTCATCTTTCGCGTATTTTGATGTAACCTTAACATCCGATGAAATTACTTTATTATCGGATTATTACAAAACAAAAAATTTAAATGCTGATGTATTAAAAACAGAAAAAATATATGGTAAATCGCCTACGTTTAAAGATGATTCCAGTACTTGGACATGGGATAATGTTAATAATAAGCTTAAATTAAATACAACTATTGAAAACCCAGATAATTCCGATAATTATTCCGTAATTATTTGTGATATGAAAGACGATTATACTGCTAACGAATTAAATTTATCTTTTGCGAATACACGTACACTTTCGAGTATAAGATATAATACACCCGTGAACAAGTTAAAATATAAAATTCAATCCGTGTTAAAAATAGAAAAACAAACGGAGAAGGAAATAGAATTAATTATTGATTTGAGTAGTTTGTCGGTCGGTGATCATGGATTCTTAGCCATTATTGCACCCCTAGCGGAAAAAAATTTAGAAAATTCAAGTAGATTTCAGACTGGTAACGTGGGTGATCAAATATTAATTGACGATGGTGTATTTTACTCTCATTTTGTTAATGGTTCTAAAATTATTACAACTACTGTTAAAAATTATGAAAGTGAATCGGGTGCTAAATATAGATACGATATATATGTCAATGATAATTTTGAGGGTGTATTTCCAAAATTTACAAAAAACGCTTTTACCATTAAATACTTATATTATTTGCAATATAGTGACCATAATCCTGAAAATCTTGAATATGGGCACGTTCGAGAAGAATATAATCATAGAAATCTACCAGAAGTTGATGCTCCCATAAAAATACCGATTTATAACGAAACGACTGGAAATATGGAACTAAGTGATAAAGAGTATAGTTTACCAGATAAAGAGGATGTTCCTAGATATACAGAAGATGACTCTTATCAGGCTTTAATGGTAAGAGCAGAAAACGGGGATATGTATCTTAATTATAATAAAACTAATATCCCAAGTCACAGCAATTTTAGAACAGATGGTAAGTACCCATACATTAGAGGTAATTCGAAAGTTTATAGTTACAATGGTTATCACTATTTCAAATGGGACGATGTTCTTAAAACTGAACCCATATTTTCAATTTATTCGGATGCGAAAATTGGTAAGGGTATTATAATTGTTGTTAGAGATGCAAGGCATCATATGAATTTAACAGTTAAGGAAACTTTACAAAGTGATAATACGACTAAAGAAATATATAAAAGGAATAACTTTATTACATTTACTAATAATAATCGCATAAGCGGCGGTCTACCGGGAAACGCGGGATCTGACGCAAGAGACGATCACTCAAACATGTGGAACAGTGTTAATGGGCGCCTTGGAGCTGCCCTAAATTTTTGGCAAATACTCCCATTTAATGTAGGTGAACCAGGATATAGAAGACCAACTTACGTAGCACCACCACCACCGGCTAATGCAGCAGCACTACCAACAACACCAGATTATTTTTCGGAATCGGTAAAATTATCAAGTATAAAAAATGATGACCGTTCCTTTGAATTGGGTTCATCCCCATCTTCATCCTTACCAGAAAGAAAACCTATCGAAACCCTATATCCCGTTAACGATATCGGTGATAATCCGGTAAGACCAGTTGATAAGAAAGATGGTAAAAAAGCGCACGAAGCTTTTAGACGTGGTCAGTATGGAAGTTCGGTATCTATAAGTGATAATATAATGGTTATTGGTGCACCAAATACGGGTAAAGGTAAGAAAATGTCTGTAAAGGTAAAAGACGGTACAACTAATATTATAGAATTTGATGAAGATGGTAAACGTAAAGATGTACTTACCACAACAGAAATTTACGAGTACCCGGACTCCGGTGCTGCTTTTATTATGAAAAGAGACAGCGAAGACGGTGAGTGGTACAATATCGGTATAGTTAGAGGTGGTAACAGTCGCGATAAAACGGGTTCAGCTGTTTCTGTTGATAAGGGTTACATAGCGATAACATCTGTTGGTGATGAAGAAAATAGACTCTTGCCCAACGGGGGGTGGCATATAAGTAGTTTTCAAAAAGATTCTGAAGGTATAATAATCTGGGCTACTGAAAATGTAGACGGTATCACTAAATCGTTACTTAAAAGTCCAAAAAAATATAAAACAGAGTATACCGATTCTGATAAAGAACAAGAAAAATGGACCGATTATGTTAGTAATGTTGATGAAAATGACGATGCATGGGGTAAAAATTCTATAGAAAAGCAGCTTAAAAACGATTATTATGGATTTATAGCTGAGAACGGTAGAAAAATTTACGCAGATAGAGATGGAGTTAGATATTTCGATGGAGAATACGAGTATATAGATGAAAATAGAACGTATTTTACAACGGAAGAGCGACGCGGGGAAACCTGGAAAATGAGTTTAGAAAAATTACCATGGTCTGGTTCAAAACCATCAGGTTACAGGACTATTCAGGGTCATACAAGTTCAAACGGTATTAGATTAAGAAAATTGGGTAATTTTATAATAAATTATGATAAAGAAGGAGAAGAACGATTTATCGAAGACGTAAACGGTGAACATCGTTATAGTATAGAATATTTACCGGAAGAAAAACAAAATGAGATTATTCTTGGTTATCAAAAAAATGTACTAGATAAGATCTATGATTACACAAAAACTCCAGATAATGATAAAAAAATGACCTTTTATGACCAAATTGTTATGAGGAATAAATACAATTTAACGATGTGGTTCCCAAAAGGTTCTGTTGGTTTTCTTCGTGTTATTAATAATAAAATTGAGTTTTTGGGGGACGTGCATATACCTGAAGATCGAGCACAAAATGAGATGGAAAGTTTTGGTACGAGTGTTTCAATTTGTGTTTTTAAGTCCGGATCTGTTTTTGCAGTAGTAGGTCAACCCCATTACCATGATTGGACAAATGATAAGGTTCATATATATAGAAAAAGTCGAACGGGGAAAAAATTTGTTTTTGTAAAAACACTATACGGTCCAAAAAAGGCTAACTTTGGTGCCTCTGTTTCCATGTCGGAAGGTAAATTACTTGTAGGTGCTCCACTTGCAGATGGGGGTAAAGGTGCGGCTTATATTTATACCATGAACCCAAGTGATTATTACGATTGGGGTGATGGAAAAAAGATAGTACCCGGAGAAAACGATATCATAAAAGGAAGTTGGGATGAATTGAGTATTTCTCTCGAAGAAGGCGATAATTTTGGTGAAAGTGTATCTCTTAGTAATAACGTAATGGCTATAGGTGCTCCAGGTAAAACAGTATATAGAAAAGACAGAAAAACTAGTTTGTTTAATACAGAATATGATAAGCTAGAAGAAATAGGGTCTGTATATATTTATGATAAATTAAAAGATCAACCAGGTAAATGGGCACAAAGTATTATTATGCCACATACTA